GTGGCCTTAAAGTCTATGTCCTATACACCATTTGCTTATGCAAAGGATACCTCCCCAAGCTGTAAAACGTCAGGTTTACCGACGTTTGAAAACTTTCGGTTGTAAGGGTCTTGATAGCCACACCGTGGCTTCCAGGATTGAATTTCTTCTTTCCAAGAATGGTGATTTTTGGACTATCACTTACCTCAAAGCGGCGTCTGAGAAGCTTAAACAGCTCCTTGGTGCGTCGCCTCTAGAGCAACCTAAGAATTCTTGGGTTCGCTTAAAAGGTGGTTTTCCTGAGATCTTCTATCCCGTTTTAAAGGACGTGGATATCGATAGTGTCGAGGGTCGGACGTTATTGATTCGTCTGACTTCTGTGCCGAAGGCTATAAAACCTTCGATCGTCAATCGAGACGGCATCAAAAGCCTCTCTGTTGCGATTCAATCTGCTCCTAAAGAGTATGATAAAGCTGCTGTATCCCGGGTTGTTGCCCGTGGTGTTCAGACGATGCTTCCATTCTCCAAGGCGTCTTTTTCTCCTCCTAGATCAAAGTCTATTGTGGAGTTGGGATACCTTCGGAACTACGATTTGCGTGGTAAAAAGTTCTTTGAGCAGTTTTATCTGTTCTCGGAAACAAAATTCCCGCATCTACGCGGTTTGATTGAAGAACCGTTTCACCCTTTTGAAGAGCCTGATCAGTTCTATGAGAGGGTTTGTCATCCCGTTTCGACCAGACCGGCCTACGCGGGAGAAGTGCATTGTTCACCGGAACCCGGTGGAAAAACGCGCTTGTTCGCCTCCCCTGATCTTTGGGTGAGAGCTCTGACACTTCCATTATTGTCCATGTCTCGTTCTGTTCTGGAAAAGATCCCAGAAGACTGCACCTCAGATCAAAGAAAATTCAAAACTTTCTTGCTAAGGTGTTTCGATCAGGGCCAACAGGTCTGGTCTATTGACCAGTCTCAAGCTACTGACCGATGGCCGCTAGAACTTCAAATTCTTACGGCTAAGCTCCTTGGTCTTCCTTCAGGCGCGGTTGACGAATTCGGAGTTATCTCCCGTCTTCCCTACCGTGTACCGAAAGACCTGCAGAAGCCCTTGGGGTTGTCTACCGCTACTTTAAAATGGCGAGTCGGTCAGCCTTTAGGTGTTTACCCTTCGTTCAACATGTATGCTTTATCGCATCATGCTGTAGTTAGGGGTTTGTTTGCTCTTCGGGGTAAGCCTCCTTGCTATATGATCCTTGGTGACGACATTGCCATCGCTGACGATGAAGTCGCCTCCGACTACATTGAATTCCTGAAAAGGATAGGATGTGTGGTCAATTTGAGCAAGTCCTACGTCTCCAGTTCTTATGCTGAAGGCGCGGGGTTCCGGGTGTCCGCTGAAGTTGCGGTTCTGCCTGGAAGGTTTCAGACAATTGATCAATTTAACTTCAAATCGTTCTTGAAGGACGGCGAGGTGCGTGAGGGACTTTTGAATATTATCCCCGACGAGTCGGACAATCCTTTTGTCGAGACCAAAAAAGGTCTCCGATTGAAGCGATCAACTGTTTTACGTCTGCTCAAGCGTGCCATGGAGGATGAGAGTTTTAAAGAGAAGTTGAAATTCTTCTCCATTTCTTCTTCCATCCCTGACTACCGTTCCCAGTCTGGGCAGTATCTGGATTTATTTAATGACTTCCAGTGTCGTTCAGATTCTAGATATAGGTTTGACCTCGTGGAGGGTTTGTCATGGGCCTTGAAAGAGGCTCCCAGCTTTCTCAAGCCGAGCATACAGCACTTGATAACTGCTGCATACGCCTTTGGTCGAATGGTCACTTGTATTTCTGGCGACAGATTGTACAATACCATCTTTGAGCTTGTCCAGTCATGTCCAGTGACAGTGGTTGAGGATTATCAAAAATCACTCCGCCACCTGTTTGGCGACCTTGAGCTCGACAGTATCGGTGACTACGAGAGGCTCAAAGAGCGGATCTCGCTTGGTCCATCCAGCATTCTCATTCGAATGCATGGACTTGGTCTGATCGCTGCACCGCCCAGGATTGACCCCGGCAGCATTCATCTTCTTGATGGATTGTTCGTTGGTGAATCTCCTTTCTATTGGTTGAATGGTTTCAAGCTGGATGACCGGTTTGGTCGCGCGAAACGCGTCGAACAAGCCCATTCTAGACAGTTTGTGACCCGTCAGATCGCGAACCTTTTGGTTCGGTTTCTCACGTTAAGGGAAGTAATTCCCAATCACTCTGATTCAATTGCTAGCTATTCCAGTTTTCACCGGCAATTTAACAATTGTCTAAAATTAGTCGGTTTCAGAAGACTTGTCTCG